TCCAGTGGATAAGATGCTCGGCCCCGTTTACAGCTTTTTTATTTCGGCCTCCTTGAACTCCATCATCTGATCAAGCTGCTGCATTGCGCCAAAAAACAGATCATCATCCGTTTTAATGGACTCATCACCTCCCAGCCAGCAATTCTTAAGCATCGTCTCTCCGAACTTAATCGGATCGTTCTTTGAGGTAGTCATGGCCATGCTCAGCACTTTTCTTGATGGTTTCTTCAGATAGCATTTATGACCATCTACCTCAAGACAAAATACCCCGCCATGGTCTTCTTTCCACTTTTCAATTTGCTCCTTGCTTACTTCTTCTTTCGACATAGTATTGATTATTTAGTGGTGTTATAATTGATTTTTAACGCATCGAAAGGCAAGGATACCTCCATATCGGAATCACCTTGTTTCATCCCTTTCTCAATCTCCTTGAGAGATACTCCGATGATCACATCTGTGACCATGATCCCGTTTTTCTCATAAGCAACCGTAATATTGAACGGCGGCAGATCGGTAGGATCAGAGAGTGGATAAATCTCCTGTGACTTCCTGATTAAAGCCTCCAGTTCACCCTGTCCGACTTTAAGTTCACCTGAGTAAGCCTTATTGCCTTTCTGGATACCTTGTGGCTCATTACCCCGGCCATAGATTACTTTGTTTTCGCGTGCGGTCTTATACTTTACATCAAGTATGCGCACCAGTGGTCTTCCAAGCATGACGACCTCAAGGTCTTTCCATGCAAATTCCGAACTATCAAAATCCCATCCCATTTTATGAAGTTTTATAAGGGTTAGACAAACCAAGATCGATTTCAATCACACTCGAATAACCTACCGGTGTGATTTTAACAGTAGCCTCAATCTTATCGGTAGACAAGACGTTCTGAGCAGGATTGATATAGCATTCGGCCTTTGAAATCTCGCCTTTTGCCTTCATGTTGTTATTGAGCGCTTCTTCGATGTTGGCCCTCCAGCTGGCGATAAGTCCGGCGCTTAATTTACCGGTAACACCATCAACAGGAATCTCATCATTGAGCTCTTCAATAAAGGTGGTATAAGCAATGATCCTGGCCTTATCGATCACCCTGCAACGTGCAAGGCAAGAATAGTCGTCTGTTGCTTCAGTAGCAGTAGGATCATCAGTAAAGAAGAACCCTGCTTTCCCGTAAATCTTCCGGAAGAAAATATACCCTTTGTCGTGGATGTCATTCCAGTTTGCCTCCAGGTCTCCAATTGGAGTGCCGTCAGGAAAAAATGCAGCCTGGATACCAGCATCGCCATTTTTAACGCGCGATATCTTACGCATTACCGGAACAGCAGCCAATGATCCAAGTGTGCGTCCTATAGCAACCGAAGTGGCAGTATCAGCACCCAGTACAACCGCAACATGCGATTTGGTCAGTTGCTTCAGGTCCTTCAGTGCTGCGACAGTTGCCTTGGTAAACCCAAGACCAGGAATCAGGCATCTGAATGGCTTGTAAGCCTCTGAATAATGAACGGCCATCAGATCGGCGTTGGTTATGCCAGTTATGACATCCTGATCCAACCCTTCAGCTATCGTTGGCACGTATGCAACAGGAAGCGTTCTATTGATAGCAATAATCCTGATACGACCTGATGCGGCATCGAGAAGTTTCTTCAGGTATGCTTTTGTCTCGTCCGTAATATCGGCAATTGTCACAGCGTCGCTGATCAGCATCACCCATAATTCGGTCCCGTCTCCGGCTCTTTCATAGAAAGCCTTCACGTCTTTATAGGCAAGCGGGTTATTGACCTCAGTCACTCCAAGATCGGTAAACTGTTTAAACGAAAACAATTGTTTAGCAACACCCAGCAGCAAAGATGCCGTTGCAGTACCGCTAAAAATCATCCCGGAAACAGCGTCATCCGTTGGATTTACCAATCCAAGATTACCGTTTGTTTCGTTAATTACTACATTTGGTAAAGACATGGCTTATCGTTTAATGGGTTTGACAATTTCGGAAGGATCAAGTTTCTTCTGGTATCCTTCAGCATCCGATTTACTGTAGAATGGACAATTGTCAGAAGCAACATAGAAAATTTCTACACCGGGGTTATGGTCAAAATAAGGCTGCATCTTTGACCTCAAGTCTGATTTTACTTCGACCTCGTTCTTTTCATCAGGATCCTGTTTTTCTTCCAGGACAACATCGGGACCTGTTTCGGTTTTTTCATCAGGATCCTGTTTTTCTTCCGTAGTATCTTCCTGATCGGGTATTAATACCTCTTCAGTAGTAGACACATCATTACCGATTGATTCCAGTACTGAAGCCTCTCCGGAAGGAGTATCATCAATTTTAATTATTTTTTTAGCCATTTCAGCATATTTAAAGGGTTAATTTTAAACCGGTAAAGCACGTAAATGACAATAGCCGGCAAAAGCAGTAAAAACCAGTTAGACCATAGAGTCGTGGTTTTTTTCACACTCTCGATCTGAACAGTAGATTTTTTATCTGAAGTAGAACTCTTCTCGGTGGTTTTATCAACGACTGGAACCTGCAATGTCCTGGCTTTCGTTTTACCGGTCACTTTAAGTTTTCCACCAGTCATCTGCACCTTGACGGCCAATCCTTCAGATTCTGTCTCAGTTACAAAGTCATTGATCTTTCCGGTTTCACTATTGATGGTCACCGGAGCTGTTAACGAGGCTGAATCTGCCGGTACAAAAACCGGTACATTCCTGACAGTCTCTTTTACTACCGTGCTATCTGATGTCTTTTCAGTTGTAACTCGTTGATCGGAAACCCTTCTCACAGTACTACACGACGCCAGGATAAATACCAGGGATAAAAGAAATATTAATTTTTTCATACAGCTTATTTTATAAGTGCGTATTCTTTTTTTGCATCAAAACTGGGACATGCTTTATGCACTCCAGGAAAATCCCGATGTCCTACAATCAGGGCATCTTTGTGAATAGCCTTCAGTGATCTTAACTCCTTTTCAAGAGTAGCCTTTTGAGCCGGAGTACGATTATCAGCCGGCACTCCATGGCTATCAATTCCACCGATATAACAGATATTAATAATTGAAGAGTTGTGACCGGCCACCCCATTGGATACCGATTCATAATCCAGCAGTTTAACCAGTGTCCCGTCTGCCTTGCAGATGCGATGATATCCCGGCTGTTTCCAGCCAAGCTGCTCTCTCCAGTATTTCTGAATAGCCTCAACAGTGGCTGTTTGTACTGTTGCACTACAATGAACCACGATGTGTGTTATCTTACGCATCTTGCTTGCTCTTTGATAGATTGGTTAAAAACTTAATGACCACAAGACCCACGTAAACGAATGTCCTGTAATCCTGCCATATAGGGTTACTGAATTGAGCCATCTCCAGTGTTGGGATAAGCGCGATACAGCAGTCTCCTATTCTCCTGAAGAGAAGTGAAGAAGGCGACCAGTACCTTATCCAAAGTCTTTTTATCATTGCGTCTGATGTTGTAGATTGTTGAACTTTTTTAACTCCTCAAGCAGTTTCTTATTCTCTCCCCTGGTGCAATTAAGCGCCTTCTCGAGACCTTCAATCTGATTCTTTAGCTTCTGATTCTGCTCGATCAACAACGTTACCTGTCCTTTCAGATGCCTGTTCTCCCCCATCAGGGTATCAACCTGACCCTGTAAGTCATTCTTCCATTTTTCAATGGCCTCAGATGTTTCCCTCCAGATGACAAGCGCCTTATTCACGTTATCGATCTCTGACCCTTTGGTGTCGGCGCTTACCTTCTTACGAGTAAAAAACCATGTGGCGAAGTTGGTTCCAAAGACTGAAAATATGCACAGGAGAATCGTTGTTAATTGTGGTGTCATGATTGATTCTTTTGAACAAGCACCCGGCTTGTGGGATAAGAAGAATATAACGTTGTGGTAAACTCTGTCGCGAAACAGATCCATCCTTGACCGAGCGACTGAGGTAGTTCCGATTTCCTTTCGAGAGGATCGAAACCGTCTCCGGATAACCCTTGTAAGTTGTCATAGATCGCATCCTGATCATCCAGTATAGTTAAGCTTTCTTCCTCCATCTCGGAGCCTTCGAAAGTGTCTGTGCGGTTTGCCAGGTATAGATGTACAATTACAGAGGCATTCCCTTTTTGAGCCGTCTTACTGAACTCGCTCCAGGATATTCTACCGAATTCAATCAGCGCTGCCGGCAAAGGGACTGGATAGTCCTCAGAGGCTTTTTTAAACTGCCCCTTTTGCAGATCAATCCACAACTGGGGCAGTTTATCTTTAAGCCTATCTCTTATGGCCTTATACAGCGTTGATTTATTATGCACCGCCCTCTACCTCTAACGGACAACTATAAAGTATACCGGAGTATTTTTCAGCAGTGCGTTGGAAACCTGCCTTAAAGCGATGCTGGAATCCGAACTCGTGAGCTCTACCCTTAGGGTTTTGAGAAAATGGCAGGTAAGACATCATGAACGTTCCGGAAGCTCTGAATACCTCTTGTGAACAGAACAAGAAACTAAGATCGGTTACAGTTTCGCCGAATGCAGTCCCAAAAGCAGCCTTTTTACTTGTCGTCAGATTAAATCCAACTTTATGCGTATACCTGAAAATCTTGATTCCATAATACTCCACAACCTGAGGATCGATAATACCAACCTTTTGTTGAAATTGCATCTGAGCCTTGAGTATATCGTTGTTTTTAACAAGCTGCCACCACATTTTAGGTGTCATAACAAGATTACGACCATCGGGGAACATTGCAGTATCACAAGCCTCTGCCAATGATTGAATGTCATTAAGCGTACAAAGCTTCTTCCCTGCACCATCTGTTAAACCTGTAGTAGGTAATACGATGCTCTTTGCCGTAGCTTCAGTAGGCGTAAATTCCCATGCAGCAGTAAGCGCTTCTTTTAACCTGATGGCGTCAGCGCTCTTTCTGGTATAATGCTGAATCTTATCATAAGGAAGTGCCGGTAAAGTAGCCTGGCGAATCTTGTAATTCTGAGAGTCAAAAGTATCCAGTTCCTGAGCAAGAGGAGTCTCGGTAGGTTCTACGCTGTCAACGTCATCCGTTTTATTCTTGTAAACATCAGGCATAGCTCCGGTCTCGGCAAAGTGTAACACCTGTGCTTCATCCACGAATGAACTTAAATCTTCAGCCTGATCCAGCCAGGTTGTTTTCTCCAGATACTCATCCTTGAGACCCTGGATCCAGACCTCTTTCTGCAAACCAATTTTTAACGCTCCTTTAGACTGGTGAAAAGAGGAGGCAAACGATGCTCCACCGATCAGTAGTCCGGGCACTCCGGTTATGGCCCCCAAAACAGTCCCTATGGTCGCGCTAAAGATGAGCGAAAAGAGACAAGAAATAAAAAACTTTGCTTTCATAAAAAATAATTGAGTGTGTTAATGAATTAAATTACTTCGCAAGCCGCTTCGCAGGCTTCGCATTAAACGATCT